ATCACTACAGACAAGTAGAATTTTACCAAAAAATCTATGTGCTTGATTCAGAACTGTATAAGAAAATTTTAAGTAGAATAGAAAGTGTAACCTTAGATGAAAAGATTGATGCTCTGGAAAAACAAAACAGAGTAAACAATTTAGAATTAACCAAATTATATAACCTAAAAAAACGTAGAAATGACAAAAGAGAAAAATTATTTGCCTAGTAGTATTAAAGAAATTAAAACTAAATATGGCTCTATGCTTGTAGCTAACTTTAAAATGGAAGAGCTTAAAGCAATAGAAAACAAAGGGTGGTGTTCACTTGTAATATGCGAGAGAAAAGAACCATCTGAGAAGGGTGCTACTCACTATGCATATGAGAATACATACGAGCCACCTAAACAAGAAACAGTAGACAATACTGATACTAAAGATGACTTACCATTTTAAATAATATAGAGAGGGAAGGTTGGCAATTTTGCCTACAATATGATTAAATGTTTTTGCCTTCTCTCTCTTTTTTTAAACTATGAAACAGAAACCAACTTACTATGCTATTATATCTGCTGAGGTTAGATATGATAAAAATTTATCAGCTAATGCGAAACTGCTGTATGGCGAGATAACTTGCCTTACTAATGAGAATGGCTTTTGCTTTGCAACTAATAAATATTTTGCTGATCTATATGACAAGAGTAAAGTAACTATCTCTAAGTGGATAAGCGAATTAGTTGCAAGTGGTTATCTATCAACCAGTTACACATATAAAGAGGGTAGTAAAGAAATTGATAAGAGGTATATAAGTATTCTTAAAGGGGGTATTAAAGAAAACTTAAAGGGGGGTATTAAAGAAAACTTTAAGGATAATAATACAAGTATTAATAATACAAGTATAATAAAAGAAAAAATAATAAAAAAGAAAAATTTTATTGTACCTAAAGTTATTGAGATAAAAGATTATTGTCTTTTAAGGGATAATGGAATTAATGCAGAACAGTTCTATGATTTTTACCAGAGCAAAGGTTGGATGGTTGGTAAGACAAAGATGAAAGATTGGAAAGCTGCAATAAGAAATTGGGAGAGAAACAGAAAAAAAATTGATAAGGGTATGAGTAAAATTCATTCACACTTACAGAAAAACATGAATGTTAAATTAAAATTAAAAAACAAATATGAATCATACGAGTAAACTAATTGAAACTTTATTATTATATAAAAGTGGAAAAGCGATTGATAGTGATATAATACGAGAAATTGAAAAATCATACATTGAAAATTTTATTATTGAATTAGAAAATCTAATTACTTCTAATAATAGTATTACATTAAAAAATAGAATTTTAAATAAAATAGAGGAATTAAAAAAAGAAATATGAAACTAATTAAAACAATGACAAAAGCAGAATTGGTTATAGGATCAATTGACATATTAAGTAAAACCTACATAGAGTTAGGACAGCATAACGTAGAAGAAGAAACATTAGAAGTATTGGCTGAAAGTTTAGCTGATGATTTATTAAGAGTATACAAAAACTTTTATTTTGATGATGCTAAAAATGCTTTTAGTTTAGGTGTAAGAGGACAACACAATGGCGATTTTATACATCTTAATGTACCAACATACATGAAGTGGTTAAGAAAGCATAAGGAGTTAATATGGGATGCTAGGTCAAAGGTAGATCAAGGAGCTGACCCTAGCAAAGTATTACATTACAGACCAGAACCAAAACAATTAACAAATGGATAGAGAAGAATTACAATTAGAATTACAAGATAATGAATGCTTATTGGCAGATGGTTTTGAAACTGCTCTAATAGGAATTACTGATGGCATAAACCCAGTAGCAATCTATGATACATTTTTGTGTATAAAAGTTTTAATGGCAGAAGGTATGTCTGAGATAGATGCTATAGAACATTTTTATTATAATGTTGCAGGTAGTTATGTTGGAGAGAAAACACCAGTCTTTATAAAACAATTAACAAATAATTCTTAATAACTATATTTTGTAAAAAATTAAGTTTAAAAAAAAATATTATGTTTGTAATATGATTTATTTTTTAATAGGAGTTTTTATATGTGGTGTAGTTAAAGTTTATATTGACAGCAAATTATCTCAATATGAGAACGAGCAATTACTAAATAATTTAAACAAAAAACAAAAAGACAATGACAGAAAAAAGTAAATATTATTATGAGTTTGATAGAAACTCAACATCAACAACAGTAAACCCTAAAATGAAAATGAGTAAGGAAGAATTAGGTATAGAAGAAAAACACATAACAAGAACTGGTGGGTTGTTTCCTACTGGTACTAGATCAATGGATGCTAAGTCTGACAACAGAGTACCTGACTACTACAAAGGTAAGAATGGTTATGAAGCAAGAAAAGTTTGTGATAACTTTGATTTGCCTTATCACTTAGCTACTGCTACAACCTACATCTTACGAAGCTATCACAAGCATGACACACCAGTAGATTGCTTAAAGAAAGCTATAGCTCATTTAGAATTTGAGTTAGAGAAGATAGAAGATGCAAAAGCCAATCTTTAGAGTATTTGTAAAATACAATATTAGAGCCAAAGGTAAAGCCAGTAGAGGTAAGAATGGTGTTATAGACACATTTGCACTTACAGATAATATAAAAGCAATAGAGAAAGATGAAGAAATACAAAACAGAATTTGTTATCTTCATAAAAAAAAGTTAGACAAAGTAGTAATTACAATTACAGATGTAGAGGTTGAAGATCAGTATGGGTTTACAACAGATAGATTTTAATTATGCCTAAAATAAGAAAAATAAGAACATCAGATAGAAAGGATAACAGAGGTGGTGGTTATTCTAAAAGAAAGTTTACCTTCCAAGAAGCAGAGGGGATAAGGGGGGAGTACCATAGGGGGGGTATATCAGTTTCAGCACTTGCTCGTAAATATGAAGTATCTCAACCTCTCATGTACCAACTAATCAAAGGTACAACCTACAATGAATAAAGAAGCAACAGTACAGTCAGCATTTTGTACATACATTAAGTTGCAATACCCAAATCTAAGATACTGTGCCAGTTTAGGTGGTATAAGAACATCCATGAAACAGGCTATACTTGCTAAAAAGACTGGCTATGTCAAGGGTTTTCCTGATATGCAGATATTAAAAACAAACTCACATTATTCAGGATTGTTTATAGAAGTCAAAGCAGATAAGAAATGCTACCCATCTAAACATCAGAAGGAATGGATAGAAGATTTAAACAACGAAGGGTACTATGCTGTTGTTTGTAAAGGTCTTGATGACTGCATTGAAACTTTAGAATGGTACATGAAACTGCTGTGAAACTGCTGTGAAACTGCTAGGTATTTTGCATAGGGCATTTTGACCACGATTTTCCTAAATCACTTATTATCATACACTTATATTTTCTGACATATTGTCTTATTAACATTTTTATAAACATTATGTTGATTATTAAATATTTTTTTATATATTTGTCAAAAAAACAATTAAATATGTACAACTACGAACAACATTTTATAGACATGGTAAGCAATTGTTGTGGCGATACTATGGAAGAGGTAAACGAATTTTGTTATATGTGTGGTGCTAGATCAAAAAATAAAATTATTGATGGTGGTACTTATTGCAATAGATGTAAAGAAGAAAATGATGTTACAGAAGAGATAGTATGTAATTCATGCGAAGAAATTTGTCAGCCAATAGAAGAATACGAATACGATCAATTAAGAAGAGATGAAATTAAAGAGATGCAACGTGATTGCCCATATTAAACAACAAAAAGAAATAGATAAATTGTATAAACAAAATACAATAGAATTGAATGATTATTTTGCATATAGTGGTAAGCAAGAAGTAAAAAATAAATTTACTAAAATTTTTGAAGACTATAACTTTAACAAAAATGTTAGAATTAATAATGATATGTCAAAATATGTGCTGAAGGATAATAAAAAAAGTAAAATTAAAAATAAATAAAATGGATATTATATTAACAGTAGGATTAGCAATTGCAACTTATGGATTTGGTTTTTTTAGTGGTGTTTTAAATAGTACAGAAACTAAAGAAATACAAGAAGATAACAAGCCAATAAACGAAGATAGAAAACAAGCATTTGAATTTGCTTTTAAAAACTATATAAATAAATAATAACTAAAATGAAACTAAAATTAAATAAACAAGAATTAGAATATTTGACTATAATAATAGAACAAAATTTAGAAAAAAATAATTCTTTTATGAATATGAATAATGAAAATTATATGAATATGTTACACGATTTATACCAAAAATTAATAAATATAGAAGATAAATCTTTAAATAAATAATAACTAACTAAAAACAATTAAAATGCAACAAGCAATAGAAAAATTAGATGATGTGTATAGAATAATTATAGACAATACAGATAATAACATAAAAATATCTTCTTATAAATCTGAAATATTTAAAATATTAGATAAAATAGATGATTTACAAAATGAAATTAAAGAATTAATAACTAACTAACTAAAAACAATTAAACAAATGAAATTAAATGAATTTAAAAACAAATTAAATGATATGTTAGGCGATAAACATATTAATATAAGTGATAACGAAGATAAAAAAGTATCTAAAAAAGAAGATTTATTACAACAAAAAAAAGTATTAAATAATATTTTTGATATTTATAATGATGCTTTTTTAAATAAAATAAAAGAATAGTTATGAGTGGCAAATTACCAGTAACTAATTTCTCAGATACTACCTTAACATTCTTATGTATACTAGCTATTCTCTTTGGGGGGTGCTAGGGGGGTGTAGGGGGTACAGGGGGGTACGAGGGGTATCTCTTATAAATAACTAACTAAAAACAATAATAAAATGAATACAATAACAACAGATCAAGCCAAAAAAATAATTTACGATAACAATTGTAAAATATTTAACGTAGAGTTTATAAAAAAAGATGGTACGCATAGACTAATGACTGCAAGACTACAAGTGCAAAAAGGTGTTAAGGGTGTTGGACTTAACTTTGATCCATCTGAACATAATCTTATAACTGCTTTTGATATGCGAAAAGGTGCGTTTAGAATGATTAATTGCAACAACTTAGTGTCTTTATCAGCTAATAAGCAAAAGTATCTTATAAGCGATTAAAACAATTAAATTAATACTAAATTAAGAGCATATTTATTTATGCTCTTTTTTTTTACAAAATTTTAAAAAATATTTTTGTAACTGTTACGAAACTGTTACGAAACTGCCGAAACTGTTGCGAAACTGTTGGAACTGCCCAAGATCAAGAGATTTTTAGTGCTTTTCTTCTAGTGCCTTATCTAGTAACTTGTTAAATGTCAATATATTACATGACAAATTAACCGATTATTTTCTTAACAATATTAGTGTTTTAATGTTAATAGTTGTATATTTGTTAATATTAATTAAAATAAATAATCATGTTAAAAGAAAATTTACTTATTGAATGCAATATCAAAGCAATAAAAGAAAGGTTACAAACTACACTAGCAAACATACAAATTCAAAAAGGTGTTATGATTTGGGACGATGAAGAAAAAATTGAACACTGTATTATGGCTTTAGAGATATTAGAAGAAGAAGAAAAAGAAAATAATTTATTAACTAATAAAATTAAAACGTTATGCAACACTTTAAAATAGTAAACATTCACACAAACAAAGAAATAAATCTAAATTATACAGAATTACAGGATTTTATGAGAATAAACAGAAAAGATTTTTTTTATAATTACACTATACAAAGAATTGAAAGAACAAACATATTAAAAAATATAATTGCTTTTTTAATTGTTTCTTTCGGTTCAATTGGGCTTTTAATGTTGGGAGCTCTACTAGACAAAATATAATATTAACTTAAAAACTAAAAACAAATGATAAATAAAATAAATATAAATTGTAAAGAATGGTTTGACAAATTAAATGGTAATAGCTATTTTGCAGGAACTATTCAAATAAATGATAAAGAAACTTTTTTGATGCCCTTCCAGTATGGCTATGGCTCACAATATGAGCAAGAAGCAAAAGCAATACTAACTCAATTCAATAAAATCTCCTGCGATTATTCTTATACTTTATGGAGATATTGCAAAATTAATGATATAGAGTTTATAAGCAATATTAAAAATAATTGCAAAAAAAGAGAATTAAAAGAAATAGAAAATAATTATAATAATTTACTAACAAAAAACAAATAAAAAAATGAGAAAAATCACAAAAGAAAGTATCAACGCCTTTTTAAATGCTGAGAAATTCACAAAGCAAAATATGGCTGTTGAGGTATTGCCAAATGTAACTATATTAAAATTACATCAAAACTCAATTGCATATTTATATAATGATCCTAAAAAAACTTTAAGTATTTCCAATTGTGGTTGGTTTACTCCAACAACTAAAGAACGTTTAAATGCTTTGCCAAATGTACATATAAAGCAAAAAAATTATGTATGGTATTTAAATGGGAAAGAGTGGAATGGAGAATTAACAGATATTAATTAAAAACAAAAACAAATGTGGGAAATTAAATATTTTAAAACATACCAACAAGCAAAAAAATTTATGTTAAGAGTTACAAAAAACGCTTACAAATATGAGTTAATATTTATTAATAATGGTTTTGCTGTTGAGTATAAAAAAATTAAAACAATTTAATTAAATAACTTAATTAAACAATATTTAAAAGGTGCTTTAATTAGTACCTTTTTTTTTGTCTATACTTTAATATTAAACTATTATTTAATTGCTTTAAATAGCTTTAAAAGAGCTTTAAAAGGTTATTTAAACGTTTGTTTATATACGTTAATTAGTTTTATTAGTGTTAATCTTTGTTAATTGTAATATATGAATAATTAACTTTTTTCTTTTTAGACATACTTTCACAGTATTTTAAACAAAAAAAAGAGATAAAAAGATTATATCTTGCAATTCTATGCCTGACATAATGACAAAGTATATTAAAATTAAGTTTGTTTTGTATAACTTTTTTTTAATAGGGTTTTACATTCCGTACTTGTCGGATGCCTATCCTTTTAGCCACATAAACACACATAACCAAAACCAAAGTTCAATTTTATAACTAGACTATAATAGTTACTAAAAAAATTTCAAAGTTCTATTTTATAATTACTATGTTTTGTAAATTTAAAAGGTTTTTGTTTGTAAGATTATTAGGTGCGATATGAGCAGCAATGATCTCTATAGAGTTACAAACGAGAAGAAGAGATTAGTTTACTTCTTAGAGTTTGTTAAGGTAGTGTTTTTTTATTTAATAAACACATGGTTTTTGGAAATAATTTTATATTTAATATTTATATAAAAATAAGGTATTAAAAAATATGTTATTATTATATCTTTGTAAAAAATTAATTTTTAAAACATAATATAATGAGTACATACGATACTGACAATACCCTACTGTTTGAGATGTTGGGAAAAGGTGGTGGAACTGAAGTGTTCACAACTGCTGCACAGACAGCTAAAGATTTCTACTGTATATTCTTTCCAGTTGATTCGGTAATTGCTTCTATAGCAGGAGATGCTACTAACATTACTGCTTTAAATGGTAAAACGATGAATGCAGGAACAACATTATTTCTTCGTACAACTGCTATAACTTTAACAAGTGGTATTGGGATAGGGTACAGCGAACATGATGGTAATGCTAGTGCATAATGAAGTTATCATTAGGAATATCTTTACCAACTAGTAATAAGGGGGGAACACCTATTCAAAGACAAGCTAATCTTTTTAAAGCAAGAGTTATTGCTGATGGTGGAGTATTTGAAGCTAAGGCTTGTTTAGAAGCACAATTAAAACAATTAAATAATATAGCATGAGTTTATTAGATGATGTAAGTATTGTAGTTACTCCAAATGGATATAAGGCAGGAGAATTGTATGCAGTTATTCCTGTACCTA